CGATCCCCGGCTTGTTCCACCGGGAGAACCACCCCGAGGCGGGCACATACGCACACCCCGTCGAGTGGACCATGATCCCCTTTAGCTGGTTTTTCCGGGCGGTTTTATAGCAATCGTTCTCCGTCATATATCGGGTGTGTATGGTCATGGTGTCCCTCCTTTACTTCCAGCGGCCAATGGCGGTGTACATAACTTCCACCAAACTGCTAAATTTGGAATTAGATATGACAGCTACACTGCCAGCAGATGTAGTGCTCGGTCCATATACGGCTGTACACCACATATATAAAGTCGAATAATTGGCATACCATATTTCCGGTTGTATATAGGTAAGAGTTGTAAACGCGGCCGGAAAATCTCCAAGCGAAATATAATCGCTGCGATAAAAGTCCCCCATCGCCGTCTGCGCGTTCGGCATAATAGTAGTCCGTTTATAACAAATCATCGTCCCGTCATCATATTTAACCCAATACCCGGTAGACGCCGATCCCCCCGAATCCGCGATTCCTGCCGTGGCAAAGTCTACCCCTGCCTCCGCCGCCAATACATTGGCCCCGTTGCCTTTGAGCAGGCCGGTTATATTTGTCGCTGTGTTGGTGCTCACCTCGTTCGGGCCGGGCGCTCCGTCCGCTCCCGCTTCGCCCTGCGGGCCCGCCGGGCCCACCGGGCCTATAACGCTGCCCAAATTTACTGTGGTAACTGACATGCCATACACCTCACTCGTATGTTGCAATCAAATGACCTTGTTCATCTATGTGGAAAGTTGGCACCGGGCCAGGGTCTCCCTGATCCCCTTTCGGTCCCGTCGCGCCTGTGTCTCCTTTCGGGCCGGTTGCCCCGGTATCTCCTTTCGGTCCCTGCTCACCTTGAATCCCCTGCGGGCCGGTATCTCCCTGATCCCCTTTCGGTCCTTTCGGGCCCATAACGCTTCCCAAATCTAATACCTGTGCCATTCTTCGTCCTTCCTCCTCAAGATATTGTATAGATCAGTTTCCCGTCCTGTATCGAAAAGGGCGGGGCGGGCTCATTATCATTGTGCGTCAGGATCAAATGCCCCTCCGCATTGACGCTAAAGGCAAACATGCCGGGGCTTAGTTTAGTGATAACGGCTACCCCATCCTTTCCTGGGTCCCCTTTATCTCCCTTGTCTCCCTTTTCGCCTTTATCGCCAGGTTGGCCGACAAATTCCCCGTTATCAAGCTTTTGCTGTACCGTATCGGCCACCGCCTGCGCCGCATCCGCCGCTGTCTCCGCATCTGCCGCCGCTTGATTGGCCGCATCCGCCGCGTCCTTCGTGTCCGCGATCAGCCCCGACAGCCCCTTTTCATACTCCGTCTCCATCGGCGTACCCGTATCCCGGGACGCAAATTTGAGGCGTCCGGACAGGGTGTACGCCACCTGTTCCTCCGTGTTGTCCGCGCCAAGGATTACCGCACAAAGCCGGATGGTTCCGGTCGATCCGGCGCCTGTCCAGTTCCCCGGCAGCAAACACGATGCCTGGCTGTTTTCCAGGACCACAAAGTCCGTGGTATCGTACCCGCCTGCGCCGTCCACAAACTCGAACCGGTATTGATACGCCGCGTTCACCAACGCCTCATCCAGCGCAAACACAACGGACGTGGCGTTGTGGTCCCCCTGCACCCCCGCAAATTGCGGCTGGTCCGGCGTTACCCCAGACGGGGTTGCCGAAAAGGTTACAGTCCTGATGGGTGTACTCATCTTCATCACCTCATTGGAAACGGCGGGGCTGTTACACCCCGCCGTCCTTTATTTCTCCATGTCTTGAATCCATCGTGTGAAGTCCCCGGATTTGTAGCCAATCCCCAAGCCAACCAGCGTTTCCCGGAGCTTTCTCATACCGGCCTCATCCTTCCTTTTGTACAAATCCTGGTAGATCGGCTTGTAATACCGGGTGACGGAGGACCGGATACTGGATTCCTCTTTCCCGTTGTCCGTCATCTCTTGTATGACGGTCTTGGCTTCTTTCGTGTTTCCGGCCTCGAGCGCCATCACCACATCCGAACCCTCGAACAGGCCCTCGGCGGCTTCTGGCTTGGGCTTCTCCGTCGTCCCGGACTCCTCTTTCGCGCTGTTTTTTGCTTTTGAAACCCACCCGTCCACAGCACCGACCACCCACTCCCGGTCAAACCCATCGTTCCGGATTTCCCCGACGATCCGGGCATACGCCGACATGTTCCCGTCAAGCTTGGCCCGCCCGGCCTCGGCAATCCGGTCGTCCCGTTCCCGGAGGTTCTTGCGCATGTAGTAGACGATTTTCTCCTCGCTGATTCCGCCTTTTTCCATCGCCTCCATGATATCCTTCGCCAGCTTCGGGTTGTTTTCCCGGTATGCGTCATAGGCACGTCCCGCATATCGGGAGGCGTTCTTAGAATTCAAGGGATAATAGAAGGTGTCGAGGATATATTCGAGCCGTGCCGTCGGGACCCCGAAATCTCCCAGTGTGCGGATGCTTCCACCGACCAGTGCTTCCAGGTCCCGCGTGGCCGCCGCCACCGGGATCCCCGTGAGTTTGCTGATGCTCGCCGCGCTGTTTTTTATCAGCCACGCAACCGAATACTTCGAATCCCCTTGGAAATAGGACATCCAGGCCCGCCCCGCGTTCACGACATCCGTTAGACCCGCCATTTCCTGCCGTGTCAGGTTATACCCGGACAGGAGGGACGCCACATCTTTGAGATATGGCAGCATGTTCAGGGGGCTCAAGTTGTCTAGGGTGTTTTCGCCTACAGCGGATAAGTACTTTTCCCACCACTTCTTTTCTTCGTCATCATCCCGAATGGCGTCTACGAGGGCCGCCAATAACGCCGTCAAAATACTCGTCGCCGCGTGGGCGACAGTTGCCCGAACCAGCCGCCCCCGGCCTTTCTTCCATCCGTTTTTCTGCACGTCCCGCACTGCCGACCGCAGCATGTTGTAAGCTTTGGTCGGTTCGCTCATGAACGATGTGACCGTCTTGTTGATGAAGTTTTTGCTCCGCATCATTTGAGACCGGTGCAGAACCGAATCCACCACCTGTGTCCGGTCGATGATCTCCGAAAACCGCTCCCCGGCCGCTTCCAGGAACTCCACCGTCCCGGGCTTAAAATCGGTTGTATCCCGGATTTCCGCTTTCACCGCGTTCCAGAGCTTTCCCCAGGTCTTGGTGTCCGCCCATCCGGCCGGCTTCATGGCGATATCCCGCAGCCCTTTCTTACCCATCAGGATATCCTTCATCCCACGGGCCGTGTCCATCTCGAAAAACCCGAGGTCCTTCCAGTAGGCAATGGGGGCATACTCGTTCATCTCGTCAATATCCGACTTCGTAGCCAGCCCCTTCGCCAGATACTTCGGGTCTATCAGCGCTGCCGCCCGCAGATATGCCGTAGGTTGCTGAATGATGACCCGGAGGTTTGCCCCGACTGCGGCCGCCTTCATGTTTGACAGCAGCTTGTCGCCGATAGTGGGAGGGGTTTGCTTCGATACGCCGTTGATATCCTCCACCAGCTTGTTCCAGTAGGCCACCGCGTCATGCCCCAGCGCCCGTTCCAGGCTTTCCTTGATGCTCCCTTGTACCTCGCCTCCTGGTTCCGACGCCTTAAAGTTGAACACCTTGCTCAAATCCGACAACGGCACCACAAAAGCGTTGTAGCTCCCCATCTGATCCGCCTGACGGGTGAACACGTCGAAGATATCCTCCACCATGATTGGGTTGTTGGCACCGGCCACGGTGGATTTGGTCATACCCAGATTTTTGAGCACGGCATCAGGCCGTTTGAGGTCCCCTTGCATGGTGGTGAGGTAGTTCTTGTCGGACACAATGGGGAAATAGTTTTGCTCGGTGAATTTCCGGTATCCATACAGCTTCATGGAGACTTCGTTGCCCCACTCGGCCGTCACCTTGAAGAAATCTGCGATCCCGTCCGCCACCGCCCGCTGTTCCGGCGTCAGCGTCCCGACGATTTCCTTAAGGTCCTGCGCCGTCAATGCCACCGGCCGGAACGTTTTGTCGATCCGCATCTTCTTCACGGTATCCGATGGGCGGATACCGCCGCCCAGGATATGCCCTCGCGCCTGGTCACGCTTCGACAGCTCATACAGGCTCATGATCTGCGCCGTGGTCAGGGATACGGTCCCACCCCTAACCTTGAAGGTATGCTTTTCCGCCTTCGGGCCGCTCCAGGTATCGGTGTCGATCCCCTTCAGCAGCCGCTGCATGTACGCGACAGCCTCCGTCGTGTTCTGGATTTTCCGGTCGAATCCCCTGCGCAGAGGCTTGTATATCTCCCGGTATGCCGTCTCGCCCAGCTCCTCGAAGTAGCTCGGCGCGTCCATCATATCGTAGTTTACCAGCCGTTTCCCGAGGCCGAGCAGGCCGGTATACTCCTTGGCTTCTTGACCCATCAGGTCCATGTGGATACCCTTAGCCACCTGTTCCGCCGCGCGTGTCCGTTCCCCGGAGATCAGGGTGTTCGCGTTCGTCAGCATACTTTTCAGCGCCGCCACCACATGAGCAAGCTCCCCGAGCTGCGTCCCGGTCATGTCCTCGATCCGCACCCGTTCGGCGTTTTGGATGAGGTCTGCCATGTTCGGGATCAGGTCGGGGTCAGCGCCGTCAAATATCGCCTGCGCCTCTTCAAAGGTCCCGCTTTCGCTTTTCAGGATGGTATTCATCTGATTAAACAGCTTTTGCATCGCCATGGTCCGCATGGTGGGCTTGCCTTTGCTGTTCAGCCGGTCGGAACTAAAATCGATGGTGTTTACGAACTCCGCCACAGCTTTCCGGAACGGCTCCGGCACATGCTTCTTGTCGGTGGGATGGGTCAGCCATCTCCCAAGCTCCATCGTGTCACGGATGATCCGGGGCTTATACCGGCGCACCAGGGCGCTTTCCCGCCTCTTATCGGCGGCTGCCTTCCGCTGCTCACGCACCTTTTCCATCTGTGCCGCCAGGCGCAGACGGTTTTCATCCTTCAAATCCTTCCGTTTTTGGCGCTGCTCCTGGACAAGTGCCTGTTCCTTGGCCTTGTACCCTTTCCGGATCGCCTGAATGCGGTTTTCGTACTTGGCCCGGAGCTGGGTGAGCTCAGCCTTTTTCTTGTCCGCGAAGGTGTGGATTTCCGGAAGGTTGAAGTATTCCTCATACACCCGCATGGCCAGGTCATAGGCGGCCTCCGTCGCGTCCATCCCATAGGGGTTGACATACGACGGCCTTACCGTCCGCAGCGCATCCGCCACCACCTGGGGCTGGTCCTGGATGGGGGTGTCGGGGGAAAAGAACTCCGGCCAACGCCCGCTGATCTCCGGCCACAGGCTATCGAGGCTCGTGCCGTCGTTCGTCAGACGGAACCCGCCGAAATGTTCCTTCCGGAACCGCTCGTAATCCATCCCCGCCCGGATATCCTCATCCAGGGATATGGCCGTCTTGCGGAAATATTCCCGCATGTCCCGGTACTTCTCGTACAACGTAGAATCCAGGGCGGAGGATTCCCGCAGGACGCTGTTCGCAATTTCTACCGATACGTCCATGGCCTCGTCAAAATTGGCGTCCGGATCGTTGGCAATATACGAAAACAGGGCGTCCAGGTTTTTCACCAGGGTTCCCTTGTCGTAGGAACTGCTGGTTTCCTTCAGGATGGTATCGGCCAGTTTCCCGATGCTGGCGGGTTTTACCTTGTGCCCCTTTGTCAGTTGGAACTCCCCGCGCAGGGTCTCCACCTGTTCCCGGAGCGCCTGGTTTTCTTCCGTCAGTAGGTCTACATCCACGGGGGATATGTCCTCTAGAAAAAACCGCAGCTCCGGCGCCTCGTTCAGTGCCCGCACCCGGTCGGCATCGTCCCCGGCCTTGTACTCCACCGTCTTGATCCCCGCCGCTTCAAGCTGGGTTTTCAGATCCTCGTTCAGCGTGTCCGGCACCACGGCCGCTTTGACCTCTTCGAACCCAACGGCACGTTGAGGCTTGGCCTCGAAATACGTTGTCGGGGCGTTTGCCATATCTTCAGACAGGGACAGGATATCCGAGACGATCTCGTCCGTGACCGTGAACTGCCCCCAGCTTTTCAAATCCTTCTTGATCCCGGACGCGGTCTTTCTTTTCGCTAGTGCTTCGGTGATCGCTTCCGTGGCGTTCGAGATATGGGAAAAGATATTCCCTCCTTTGATCTCCGACGTCATACGGGACACGATATCCGACAATCGGTCCTCAAACCCCTTCTTTACCGCCTCCTGCTCATCCTCTGTCATCCGGGACAACCGTCCCTTATCCTGATTGATCTCGGATATAGACCCATACTCCCGCGTGGACGCCGCCGCCACCGTACTGGCGGAATGAAATAAGGCGCCGCCTTTTTCAGCGTCGCCTTTCATGGATTTCACGATATTGTCCAGGGTGTATTCATCGTGCAGGGCTTCAAAGCTCCTCCGGTTTCCGGACGGGGTAAACAGGTCTTTGCTGTTCCGGATTCCCTTTTTCTCCACCACTCCGTCAAACAGGTTTTCCAACCAGTCCCGGTATTTGGCCTCGTACTCCGGATGCTCTTCAAACAGTTCGTTCAGCCCGTCCCGTGTGTCGTAACGGTCAACGACCTCCGGCACACCCTCTTTCCGGATATTGACAGCATCCCGCAGTGCGGCGTCCAGCTCTCGGAATCCCAGCTCTTTGTCGAAAATGGATTCTCCTATTTTGGATTGGTAGTATGAGTTTAGGACCCCCCGGACCTTTGGCTCGTACTGCATGATCTCATCATATCCGGCGTAATTCTCCATAGCATCTACCGCGTCCGGCACTTGTTCGATCAGGAGTTCAATGGCCTCCGCGTCGTGGCTGTATGTCTTTGGATTAGTAGACGCCTCGAATGCAATCCCCTCATCCCGTAGAAATGCCAGCCTCAGCGCATCGTTTCCCTGGTACGCTTCCACAGCATCACCGCCACGGCGGTTCACCATGTCGTCCATGTTGTCCGGGTCCAGAGCAAGCCGAAACTCTCTCTGAATATCCGAATCGACCAGTTTATCAATCCTGCGCCGGATATTCGACACCTTCTTATCGCTGATCTTGTACTCCACCGTGGGGAATGAAGGTGTCCAGGCGTCCCCGCTATACACCTTGTTCCGACGGTCTGCCGGGTTGATGGTTTCCTTGTCGAAGATTAGGCTGATGTCTCCGAATTTTTCATGCCCCATATCCGCCTTTGTCACCGCGATACTGGGCATCGGGAACCCGCCTAGACCGAACGCGCTTTCCAGCTTATCCGCAGACAGGTTGTGGACAGCGATGAGGTCTTTGACCTCCTCGGCCGTATCCTCCATGTAAAACCGCATTTCTGGCTTTACCGATTTTTCCCCGCTCTGCGTCGCCTCCCGGTTGGCTTCGAATACCTCCCTTGCCTGTTCCGCCAGTGTTTCCAGGGTATCCCCTTCAAACAGGCCGTTCAGGCGGTTGTACATCGTCTCCGAGCCTGATTTGGCATATTCGCTCAAATCAGACGCGATTTCTTCGTAAACAACATCAAGCGTAAAGGCGTTTCCGTATTGCTCTTTGCACCCCTCATAATATCTGTCCCACATTTCGGCGGTATAATCTATTTGTCTTTGCACAGCCTCCAAAAAGCGCCCTTCGCCGTGCTTGTTCTGCCGCATGAACTGGTGAAACAGCTCGTGAAAGACATAATCCGCATCCGTGTCGGCTTCGGCAAAAATCGCGTCAAACCCGCTCCGGATAAAAGCCGTCCCGTCCATGACACGGGGCTTCCCGTCAAAAAGAATCTCCGATCCACTGGGGACATGGTACAGGTCGTACCCATATTCCTTCGCGATGGCGGCATTGCGCTTCTGCTTTTCGTTCAGGCTTTCTTTTCTGACGGACTCGAATTCTGCTCGGCCTGCCTCAGTTTCAATTGACGTTCGATGGCTTTTTTGGTGTCCTCCTCGCGCTGCCTTTTTCTCTCCGGGTCGTTTAGAATCTCCCGCATCCTTTCTTCCGGGATGTCTTCCAAATAGGTTCTTTTCTCCATTATCCGCACCTCCCGTAGCTACATTCTCCGCCCCCATGTTACCACGGGTTCCGGAGGATTGCAAGTTTTCCCCTGCGAAATAGGCGGTCTGCCTGGATACGGGGGACATCATCTGTCCCGCCAGCCCCGCGTGTTGCATGGCCTCGTCCATCGAAACCCCGTGTTTCGCCTGCGTCATGAAGTAGTCGAACGCCGATTGATAGGTCGAAATCGGCAGCGACCCGTCGAACCCGGAAACAAACGCCTTTGCCGTGTTCGTGTCATACTTCGCCGCTGTGTCGTATAACTGCCGAATCTGCGGGTCGGCGATTTCCACGTCGTAAAGAGGAACTTTAGTTCCATCCGACAGGGTGACGGTCACGTCCCCGTCCTGGACGGATTCAACCCCTTGCACCGTAACGGCTGAGTTGCCCATCCTTGCTTGCGCGTCCAGGGGCTTTGCCGCCTCCACATTGACTGTGTATGGAACGTTAGTTTGAACATCCGCGTTTGCCGAATGGCCGTCTTGGGCGTTTGAAGGCCCATTTGGGGCAGTTTTAGATTTGGTATGCACCGTGCCGAGCGGCGCCGTTTCGTCGCCGTTTTGCGTGTCCCCGCTCAATATGCGGGCCATCTGGCCGCGCAGGGATTCAAGCCTGTCGAGGGTTTTGGCTTCCAGTCCGGTTTCCAGTTGCCCGACCTTTTTTGGGGAGAGCGGCTTGCCCTGGTTCTGCCTTTCAGCCAATTTTTCCGCCAGCTTGTACAGCGGATCATCCGTGTCCAATCTCAGACCGTCGTCAATGGTTTCGTCGGTCAACCCGGAGCGCATGACTTGGTTTCCGACGTTTCGGTTATTGACGCCCTGATTGGCTATGTTGAGCGAACCCGCAGCCCCGCCCATAATTCCGCCGGACAAAGCGCCTCCGGCACCTGCCCACGCCACTTGGCCGATACATTCGAGAAACGCTTTCTTCTTCGCCTCCGATTCACTCAAGCCTTGTTCTTGATACGCCTTGACGGAAACGGAAAAGTCCGAACTTTCTCCCATAATGGCTGAATCGGATAGGATGTTGGCAATTTCGGTGAGCATCTCTTCCGATGCTTCCACGCCCGCCTGTTTGACCGTTTCCTTCAGCAGCGATTTCCAGCCTGTGATGGATTTAGGCTTGAGCAAACTGTCAACACTGATTTTTTCAAACAAGGCTTCCGCCGCTCCGGCCGCCAACCCTCCCCAAAACGCCTGGCTGTTGCTGCCGCCGCGTTCAATGACATTTTTTGCCTGATTTGACGCAGCGGATGCCCCCATGAGGAATACCGCGCCATTTCCGAAAGCCGCTATTTGGGCCGCGCTGTCCGCTACGCTCATTCCGGTCTGATACAGGAAAGACGCCACGTTTTGACCAAACAGGTTCCAATCCGTGTTTTTCTCGATATTTTTGGATACTGTGCCACGGATCGCGCTCACGTAATTTGTGGCGTCCATGTCGTAGACATTTAAAGGCACATAATTCTCAGGATCGTTCACATTGTTTTTGCCAACATTCTCAATTCCAAGGCGCAGATAGTCCAACCCTTGAAAAGGAGACATAATAACCGATGAAATAGACGACGCAATCGGGTGCTTGGTGGCGTACTGCTCCCACTCTTTCTGCTTTTTCCGGTACTCTTCCGCATCCACCAGACTCTGTTCATATCCGGTCATCCGGTCATAATCATATCCGTTTTCGGCAAGGCGACCCTTGGTATCCGTCAACTGTTTTTCCAGTTCTTCATAAAGCTGCCAAAGGTTCCCGTATCCATTTTTGGAATACCTGTACCCGCTCCCGCCGCTGACGTAATTCTGTATTGCGTCTTCCGTCAGACCGTATTTATCTTTCAGATATTCCTTGTATGCTGAGACTTCCGGATCGCCCTTGTGATACAGGGCCTCATCCCCGACTGCGGAAACCTTTTCCATGTCGGAACGCAGCACATTGGCCGCATCATACAACGCGCCGGATTCCGGATCGCTTTCTATGGCTTTCAGCTTATCTCGGTTTTCCGTTGTATAATAGTACCGGCTGTACTGGTCTTGAAGCTCTTTTTGCCGCGCCTCCAACTCCTTGATCTGATCTTGTATCGGTTTTCTGTCGGACAACAGGGAACTAAGAGTTTTCGTGTACCACTTATCTCCGGTCTTTTCCAACTGTGCCCGGAGCTCCGCCAGCTTTTTCTCGTTTTCAGCCTTGGACTTTTCCAGCCCGGACATGACGGATTTCGCCGCCGCCTCGTCCCCACTGGCAATCAGATAATCCTGAAACGCCTTTTCGCCCTCCAGGCTATTCCTGAAATCCCTTTCCTGGGATAACCCAAGCCTCATTTTTTCCAGTTGCTGTATAACCCCGTTGATATTTTCAATTGTGTCGTCCGACGAACCCTCTCCGTAAATGGCGTCATAAACGCTCTTGTTCTCGGAAAACCGCTTGTGCAGGCCGAGCCCCGTGCGTATGATGTCGTTGATGCTCTTGGTGGACTGGTTGACGCTCGTATCGATTTCCGATGGAGTTATATAGGTGTTTTTCCAGCCTTCCGCCTGCTTCGCAATGGAATCCAATGTGGAAGAGGAATCCTGAAACCAGGTATTGAGATCAGGCGCCGGGCTCCGCATCCCTTCTATATACCGGTCCAGGGAAAACCCGCCTTTGCCTGTGGCTCCGATGCTGTTGGCCTGCCGGACGCTTCCGCCGGATTTCTCGCGGATGTAATCGTCAAGAGAAAATCCCATATTCCCCGCTCCTAACCCATATACATGTCGTACACCTTGGCTAAATACTCATAATAATTCTTGCTGCCGAGCGTCAAACTGTACTTTCCGCCTTTCCCAAAGGCCTTTTCCTGGTTGAACTGTGCTTCAGTGAGGACGGATTTGTCTCTCCCGATCTTTTCAAGAAGCTCATCCCGGGTAACGGGCACATATCCGTTTTGAGATGAACCGGCCAAATCCCCGCCAACCTGTACTTGATAGATATAGACCGCATCGTCAGGCGATATATACCCGTTATTGACCATATTTTCTAGGTAGCTTTTGGCTTCTTCGGGAGTTGGATAGTCGGATGCCTTTTTCTGCACGATCGATAGCATTTCTTTTCTAAGAGCTTCTTTCGACGCCTCAGCCTCCGCTTGCCTTTGTCTTTCCGCCTCGGCCGCGGCGGCCGCCCGTTCCTGCTCTGCGTTGTACAAGCTGGTTCCCTGCTGCTGGGCCGTACTGTAGAAATTCGACAGCAGGGTATTGTACCAGTCGGAGGTGTTCGCGCGGATAGACGCCTCCTGCTGCTGTTTTTGTGCCGCCGCGTTCTCCACGAGCTGGGATATCTTGTCCTGGAGCTCCTGGGTCTTTTGCTGCTGTGCCAGCCGGACGCTAGCGTCCGCGTTCCCGCGCTGCACCGAAAGAGCGGTTTGCTGCGTCCGGTTGAGCCCGGAATCAGTCAACCCCATGTTGGCCATCGCCTCCTGCACCTGCCGCCGCCCCACCAGCTCCTGCACGGCGTTTGCGTCAAACAGCGATTGATACTGAGACGGAAGCTGCTCCATCTGGGTTTTGTATGGGTTTGTGGAAGACGCGGTAGCGCGATCAATGGCGGCGTTTATCTGCTGGATGACCTCGTCATCCGATTTCTTCCGCTGCTCGTGAAGCTGTCCGGCCACCCCCTGTGACTGATTGTATAACTTGTCGATATACTCTTGCGCCGAATTGGCCATTTAGATTGCCTCCCCGCCGATCTCATACCGGATGACCAGGCCGTCCACGCCGATCTCCCCGGCGCTGCTCACCAGGACGCCGAACCGGCATACCCTTGACACTCCGGGTGTGAGCATACGCCCCACCATTGCCCCAGTGCCGGACATGGACAGTTCATACACATCATCCATCGTCCCTTTTTCGGTGACGTAGGATACCGTGATACGGGCGTTAGACGTGTCGGCCATGTTCATATGAAGCCGGTGAATCTTCTTTTTCCGTTCCTGAGACCCGAAATCAAACACCTTTGTCTGAAAACACGATTGGATTTCCCGTTCTTCCACTGATATATCAAACTCTCCCGTTTCAAACGCCGGTCCGCTCGGGTGAAAGACACAATCCCTCTCCCCGTCCAGAAGATAGGCGGCGCCAAACAAAGCTTTTTTCGGCATTCCGGAACTATCTGTATACGGATAATTTCGGATACAGAAAGCGGACAGTCGGTCCCCCTTCGGCATAACGGCCGCTGGCATACACTCCTCCGGGAATTCCCAGCAGTACCAAGACATGTTCCGCTGCGCCTTCCGTTCGTCGGAGTAGGTTACGTAATACTGAAACACACCGTCCATATAATCCAGTAGATAGACCCGGTTCCAGACAAACAGCATGTAATGCCCGTCTACATCACAGGAGAGGGCGCTTTTTAACAAATACCGGTCTTCCGCCTTCAGACGGCTTTCGATCATAGCAGACAGCTTGCGCACATTCCGCTCGCTCGCCTGGTTTGCCGCCATCAGGCCGTATACTGCCCCGTCGGAGGTTGCCCAGATTAGACGGTTGTTGCAAAGCTGAATCGTGTTTGGGCAGTCACAGCCGATCCCGGAATTAATGGGGGTAATGGGAAAAATGGCGGCGTTGGCGGTCACGTCCACCACCTTGCCGTCGATCACATCCTGCGCCGTGTAGGTGTTTCCAGATACATACTCCGCGCTGTAAATCTCGTGTTCCTTGAAAATCACCAGAATGTCCGTCTGCTTTCCGAACCCCGTCACCTTTTGGGAGGATTCCCCAATATAGGCGTAGTTGTTTTCTGGGAAATACAAGGGGTTGTTGATATCGCTCCAATGCACCAGGTTCGGATGATCCGGGTTCCCGGACGCAAACAAGCGGGTCCCCCCGTTTATGCCGGACCGGTCCCCGCCGAACCAAGTGGCAAACTGCATATTCGATATCTTTTTGGTGGCCTCCGGATCCGTTTTCCAGGCCGTGACGATAAGGTTATTTACACTTGTGGCCGGAAGGGCATAAGCCGCCCCACCATCCGATTTATAAAAATCAACCAACCCGGACCCGTAATATATCCGGGCAGTCACTTGTTCCCCTTCCACCGTTGCAGTGGCCTCTCTATATATCGTGCTTCCGCTGAATCCGCTCCATACAACAACGTTGCCACCAGAATCCGTATATTCGATTCGTTCAGGCTCCTGACTGTTCTGCGTCAGGTCTTCTGTTGGAAGCTTGAAACGTACAGCACCCCCGTCTGTCGTAAATGCCGTACGAAACGCACCAGTTAACAGGTTATACCCCTCAAAAAAGGTTCCTCCGCAGGTCAGCGTCCCAACAAAAGATAGGTCATATCCTTTTGCATTTACCACCACTAGCGGGGCATAGAATGCGGACTTTTCGATTTTTTGAAGCTCAAAATTCTTATTCATGCTGTATATGTCGCCGCTGTTGAAGACTGCGTAAAGACCGATACCGTCCTCCGTGGGGTTTGCGGCAAACATGAACATGCCGGTGGGATATGGGTCGCCGTCGCCTGGAATGAGCTCCTCATAAAAATACAGGGCGGATACATGCGTGGCTTTCCCGCTTTCATCGAATTTGTAAAAATGGTATGCGTTATTAGACCGGCTCATTTCGAACTCACAATAACAGCACACATAATCCTCCGGTTTTCCATCCCGGTACACCCTCACCGGCGGATGCACCTGGCAAGAAAGGGAATCGCCAATGCCGGACGTCTGAATATGGAACGAACACTCCACGGTGGTCACAAGCCCCGCCCTGGTCCGCAACGCCTGATCCTTCCACCACATATTCAAAACGGCGGTGAGCTGGTTGTCCTCCACCAGGTTCGGCGCATCGTTCAGGTTCACACCCCCGTTCAGGGCCGGGACAGACACACGGTATTGATTGCTTTTCGGCATTTTCGGGATCCTCATGTCAGTCCTCCCATACTACCGGCAGCACATCGCCCCTGCGCTTTGCCGGGCGATGCACATAATTGCGTTTTTGCTGATACAAGGCCGCGTAAAACTGCTGATTGGCCCCATCCCCGTCGGCTTGGGCGAGCATCATCGCCACCCCATACGGCATCACCGTCTCCACGGCATCCGTGGATAAGGGGATCTCCTGCCCTATCGATGTCAAGGGTTGAAATTCCCCGCTTTTTTCAAGCGGCCAGACCTCCGCGTAGATCTGATTGACGGTTTCCAAGCCCCGCCGATACAGCTCCGCCGACAGCCCGGCGTCAATCTCACCGGACGCATTGGTATACCCCAGCAGATTCATGGCCCGTCTCAGGATGTCCATTCCCGTTTTCATGCCGTCACCCCTATCTGAGCCAGCAAGGCCGCCTGTTCTTCCGGCGAAGCGGCGTCGAACACCGCGCGGTATTCCGGTGAAAGCCCGTCAATCACCGACTGCGCATCCACGCCTCCCTGCCCTATGGAACCTTGTCCCATGGAGCCCTGTTGCGCCGCGAGTTCCGCCGCTCGCTCTGCCTCCTGCATCTCCCGGATCAGCCCACTCAGGTTCGGCACCGAACCCTTTGGCAGCCGTTCCAGGTATTGCCTCGGCGTGATAATCTGGGATGCCAGCAGGTTATCCAGCGTCTTGACGCTCTGTATCTCGCTCCACATCGTGGACGCTCCCACATCAATCTTAGTGGATATGAGCAAATCACGGTATTTTTGGCCGTCAAAAGGAAGATACCATATTCCGTTTTCATCCTCGATTTTGAGCTGCCGCTTTCCGTACATCGACACCCACATGTCCGCCCATACCCGCGCCACATCCTCGATAAAGGAATAAAACCGGTTTTGCACCGATTGCATCGGCATAGTGGCGGCTTCCCGGACGGCGACGATCGCCGACGTGTTGTCCGGCCTGACATCCCCCAGCGCCGCGTCGTTGGCCCCTGACTGAGACAGGGTGTTGGATATCAGGGAGGTGATGTTGTTGTCAAACGCCGGGGAAAAGTTTGGCGGGTTGACATATCCAAGGGCGTTCCCGATGCTTTCGCCCGTCCCGATGTTTTCCACTTCCAGAATCTGTCCCGGATCGTTTGTGACAGTGGCATACGGGATCATGTTTTTGTTGACTAGGGTAATCGGCATACCTAACGTCAGGACCGCCCACACACTGGCCGTAATCATGCGGTTGATCGCAATCTGGTTCGGGATGAGATAGGTGATCTCACTCTCCCCATAGGCACAATTCCGCCGCCGCTCCCAACGGAATACCGACAGCGGGTACAGACGGAGTTTGGTGTCCCATTTCGCGCGGATTGTCGCGCCCTTAACCACCACAGCCGCCAGGATACGGCAGGCGCCGTCCTTGTCCCATTCCTTCCAAAACTTTGTTATCACCGTGGCCTTCCGGGTTTCCTCCGGCTCGTCGTCCGAGCGGTCCCCCGCCATATGTCCGGTATCCCGGTCTGGTTTGATGGCCTCGATATCGGATACCGGCCTCCCGTTGCGCCTTGCCTCACGGCGGAGCTCCTTCACGCTTTTCCGCTGGGCAATCAAGATATACGGCTGCTCCTGAAGCTCGTATAGGTTCGGGTCCCCGAAATACACATTTTCGATGTCCAGCACTTCACAGGCGATGTCGCCCGTAATGGGCGTAGTGCCGCTTTCGTCCGCGTATAGCCCGGTCTGGATCCGGTCGTCCCAATAGGTATACAGCACACCGGAACCTGAAATATAGGCGTTGCGAAGCGCCTGCTCCTTCAGGTCGTCCAGCTTGACCCTTTCCGCCGTGGTTTTGAAATAGTCAGTAAGGGAAGACATGGTCACGGCAGTCTCTTCCTCCGGCGGCAAACCCATCGCGTCCATGGGCGTCCTCTGCTCACCGGCATACCGGTCCCGTTCCTCCCGTGCCCGGTCGCGGATCGCCACGGTGTTGGGCACACCCTCCACCGAATAGTTGACCGTCACGGGATTGGAGCTGATGACCGCCATTTTGTAATCGCCTATCCGCTTGATGACGTTATGGCGCACCAGGGGGCGCTCGTTTCCGCACTGGGCCCCGTGCCATTGATCGCCCACATAGAAGCGCTCGTTGATCTTCCCTTGTTCATACAGGCCGCGCCTGCCCAATCCAGCCTTAAAATTTCTCCCGGATTCATACTCGCCAAAAACCTGTTCCGGTTCCCACGGTTTGCGGTCCATGTCCATTCCTCCGTTCCCCCATCCGGCTCATGCGCCTTCGGGAGCATATAGAAGCCGCCGAGTTCCCCCGGCGGCTGTTGAATCAATAGGTATACGTGTACACGGTCCCGGTCAGGGACTTCTTGACGAACAGATCGTAGTAGATGCGGTACTGGAACAGGTACGCATCGGCCTTCTGGTTCTGCTCGGGAGTAAAGGTCCGGATCCGTTCGGACTTCTTGACCAGGGACGCGGCGCGCCTCGGCAGGACCAGGATGCCGATTTTCTTGGCGCTGGTCGCCGGGACAAACCCGCCGACGGTCTGGTCCACACTGTCCGCGTTGGTCACGCCGTCGTAGAAGGTGTAGGCCGTTTTCATCCGGTCGTCGGACACCGGGATGATCGGCACGTCATTGAGGTACTTGACCTTGGTGTTGATAGCGCCCTTTTTGAACTCGCCTACATTGATCTGGCGGGTCACCTCCGTGGTGTTCATGAGCGCGGCCCACACGGTGCTATCCACAAAACAGACCAGGGGCTCGCTGTAGCCCGCCACGGCCTGGACCTTGTTGATGGCCTCGGTGATCATCTTATAGATCTGGGACGCCACCGTACCGGTAACGGTCTGGGACTTGGTGGTCGCCAGGGTGGCCAGCTTGGACAGGACATAGGCGTCCAGTTCCGGGACAACGCGGGTGCGCACGAACTCGCCCATCACCTGGCCCGCCAGATTGGCGATGCCGGTCTCGTCGTTGTCTTCGCGGTCGAGCTGGAAGGACCGGCCCCGGTCCATCGCCATGGTATAGGATTCGCTTGACACCGTCAAGGCGCCGGTGACGAAGCCGTCGTCCCGGTCATAATTTCCGAGGCCCTCCATATCCACGTCCGGGATCAGGACGGTACGGGCCCCCACAAATTTGCTGCGCAGGGCGTTATCCGCAAAAAAGCTGGTCTGTGCCTCCTGCACCAGCGCCTTGTCAAGCTCGCCAGTGAGCTTGCTTTGGAATTCGAGGGAATTGATCGTGCTATCGGTGATTGCCATTTACATGTCCTCCTTATCGGTTCCAAACCCCTGCGAGCATTGCATCGATGGTGGGGTTTGTGGTTTCTCCCGCCCCTGCGGCCTGGGGGCCGGGGGATGCTTTTGACGCTGCTTCTTGTGCCGCTTTGGCAGCCGATGCCTTCCTGGCTTCTGCGTGTTGGTAGCGGAGATATGCGTCTGTCAGGGGAATCCCCTTATTGACCGCCATGTCCACTACCGGCTGCGGGACCTGCTTAAATTCCGCCACGTCCGGGAATTCGGCCTTAAGCTCCACAAACTCATTGGCCAGCCGTTCCGTCAGGCCCGCCCTGTCCTTTTCCGGAGCCTTGGCTTCCTCTTCTCTGACGTTGGCGTACCGGGCGCTCCACTTGTCTTTTTCGGCCTCATACAGCCGTTTGGCAAGTGCCTCGTTCCCGCCGCACTCTTCCAGTATAGATTGATATAGCTGCTTGTCCTGGCCTTCCACTAGGGCGTCCACCATCTCCTGTACGCTCTTTTGGTTCGCCGCCGCCAAATACCGGATCTTGTCCAGCGTTGGGGACAGCTCGTCAAATTTGAGCCCCTTTTGAGCCAATGCCTGCGCCTCTTCGAGCGTCAGCTCCCGGCTCTCGTGGTTGTACCGTACAGGGATCACGATGGGTTGCCCGTCTCCGGGCTGCACGTCCTGCTCCGCGTTGGCGGCTGGTATGGTGTCCGCCGCCTCCCCGGTTTCGTCCGTGGGTTCCGCTGCCGCGGTGGCTGTGCTTGCGGGTTCCGCCTCTGGTAGGGCTTCCGCCGGTTGCATGATGGTCTCGTCCATGTCTAATGCTCCTTCCACCCATGGTGAGGGCGTTTTATTCGACAGGCCCGGACTGTTCCGTGCCGTCGTAGGTTAAAAAATTCCGCCATTCTCGTAGGGCTTTTTCTTCCGACGCTATGGCGGTTGTTTTAGCGCCGTGCGGACCTTTTCCGGCCTTTGCCGTCTTCGGGGGGTCTCTCACCCGGCCCACGACAAGGCCGCATAAAAACGCCGCCAGAACCCATCCGGCAGCCGCTATGATAACCATGGCTATGCTCATACGTCCCATCCTCCCCGCATATCTCCCGCCGTCACGCCAGTCTGGTATATTCGCTTTTTAGGCGGCGGTTCCGTGACCCTGCGCCGGATATACGGCTCCAGGGCATACCGCATCGCGTCCATCAGGTGGTTATTGTCGTCAATCGGCTTGTTGATCTGGTTGCCCTCTTTGTCCTTGTCCCAGGTGTAGCTGCTGATTTCGGATGCAAAATGGACGCAGCGCGGATGGATAATGATCCGGTAATCCTGGATATACTGGATGCCGTTGAGGATACTGTCCCGGCCCTTTGCGGCAGGCTGTATCCGTAGCCCCAAAAACCGCAGTTCGTCGTTGCTCTTTGGCTCGGCGCTGTCCGCGATGATCCGCTCCTTGCCGTAGCCCTTTTCGGCCACACGCTCGTATATATCCCGGTTGCTCATCCCTCGCTCGTAAAACTCGTCATATACCAGCAGCAGCCGCTTTGGGACGTGGATCAGACCGCAGAAAAACGCCGTGGGATCGTTGGTATACCCATAATCCAGGCCGAACACCGACCGGATAAGGGGGATTTTCCGGGCTTTGTCGAAATCAAATTCGCGGGTTTCCCATCGCTCGTAGACCAGCCCGTCCGCCACACCCCAGTTTCCAAGCCCCGCCACGGCATATTTCCGGGGGTTTTCCTGGCGCATCCTCTCATAGATCGCCAGGTCGGCCGCATCCAGAAACTCATTGCACCGGTAGTCCGTGCTGTAGCAGGCCACATTGTCCGCCGGTGTATCAAAAAACCGCCGCTTTAGCCAGTGGCGCTCGCTCCACGGGTTAAAGGTCAGCGTGGTTTGCTTGAACAGCGGGGGCTCCGCGTTTCCGCGCGGGACAGACAGGTCCAGCAGGTCAAAGGCGTCCTCGCTGTCGATTTCATACGCCTCCTCCACCCATACCCAACACAACGAGCCGATGGAAACCGTGGTAGAGGCCAGCTTTAACGGGTCATCAAAACCCCGGAACAACACCTTTTGTCCCGTAGGGATATAGGTCAGCTCCAACGGCGAGGTCGTGGCCCGCCAGTAATCAGATACCCTTAGTTTTTGGATCGCCCAGCGGAGCTGCGCAAAGGTGGATTGCCGGTGGGTATCCGCCACCTTGCGCACAACCAACAGATTGCTCCCCGGATACCGCATGATCCGCCATATATGGTTGAGGGCCGTGGTGGTGGATTTTTTGGAGGCTTTGCTCCCTTTGAGTACCCGATATCGTGTCTTGCACCGCCAAAAATCCCCATACCCTCCGCCTACGATGTCAGGGAGGTATACCTTATTTGAGCTCGTCATCACCGCAGATCACCACCGGTATGGAGCCGGTTAATGTCACATTGCTCACAAAACCACCCGCAGCCTTAGCCCTAAGCTCAGAGGCTTTAAGCCGGTCTTTTATGTCGGCTTCTTCGTCCCGCAGAACCTCCGTCCAAAAGGCGTTGATCTCTGCCATGTCGGCAATCCTGGGGGCCTCCAGCACGGAATCCCGGTCTTTGACGTAATCCCCAAGTTTCCCCAAGTTTTCAGAGCCGATGTTTTGATACGCTTTGTCACTCTTAGCCTTATATCCCGCCAGTCTCGCCGCCTCGGTGGCGGTATGTCCCTGCTTGTAGTAATCGATCCATGCCTGTTGCTTTGCTGTCAGCTTCATACCGCTCACCTCCAAAGCATAGAAATAGAGCGACCAGTTTCCCGGCCGCTCTTTCAGCGTTTTTATTATACCACTTGACTTTTTCCCCGTGTCCCTATTATTCGATGAATCGCTTGTTTTTTGCCACGCGATATAGGAACCGCTTTTTCCAGTATCCAGGCAGATTCTTTCCGGCGGGGACGTCAACCGGCCATTTATCTGTAATCACTTTACGCATAACCGGGCTTCGGTACTCTGGCGGAACTTCCATCAGTGCTATTTCTATTGCTCGTATATCCCCCCAAATCGCATCCATCCTTTCTATCTTGCGTTCTACCGGATCGCCTGGCGCATGTGTTTTCGGCTGTCCATCTGAGGCCGCCGTCTCATGCAGGATTTCATGGTAGTCCCTCACCATCCGGTCATAGTCCCGCACAAAGGCTAGCACACGACGGTATACACTTTTTTCCATCCAGTACGGGTTATTCTTTTGATTCGGCTGATAGTCACGCATTATTTCCCTCCGTACTTTGCCGCGATATAGCACAGGGACACAAATCCGCCCACCAGCCCGAATACAATGATCGCCGTTATCATTACCGCTTGCATTCTTCTGCCTCCTATTCTCTCATCCGATCGTATATCGTTGTTTCCCTCGGCTGAATCACTGGCGGGTCGTCGAAGTCCTCCCCGTTCTCTACCACGGGAGGCGTATTGTCCGCCGTCTGCCGGTGGCTTTTTGATGTTACGGTATAAGTCTTGCACATGGACCGGATACGGTCACAGATACGGTCCCCCAGCTTTTGCCTCAGTTCGCCTATGCTCGAGTTGGTTGTGATGACCACGGGGGCGCAATCGTTATACCGGTAGTCGATGATTTCAAATAACCGTTCCCTCGCCCAATCGGTAGTTTTTTCCGCTCCCACATCATCCAGGACCAGAAGCCCGGCCTTTTGGCATTGCTCCACGATCTGCCCGGTCCCTCCGTCGCTGTCATATGACGACCGCAGCTGTTCCAGGAGGGAGACTGTTCCCACAAAATAGGCGTCACTGTTCGGGGTTCCATAACATACCCCATCACTTGAATTTTCCGCGCTTCTGTCCGGAATCTGGATATAGTCCACCACGGCGTTGATAATCGCGGCGGCCAAATGGGATTTCCCGCTCCCGACGCCTCCAATCAGCAAAAGGCCGGTTCCATCGTTTTTCCCTTCTATGTACTCTTTGGCAAACTGCCGAGCAGCCTGGAACGCCTCTTTTTGCCCTTCATCCGCTCGATAGTTCCGGAAACGCTGCTGAACGGCACGTTTACTCAAACCCGCCCGCCTCCGCAGCTCCGACCGAATAGCCTCTCTCCCTACCCGGATACGGTCCGCCCGCTCCCTCTCCTGTTTTTCAGTGACACAGGGGCATTCCAGAGGGGCATCATATTCGCATCCCATCATCTCCACATGCCCGTATACGATCGGTTTCCCGCAATATTGGCATTTCTCGGTCTCACTGGCCGTGGTATAGCTGTAACCATCCATGTTCATTCCTCCCATCCCGTATTTGCATACCGGGAAGGATCGGTATAGTCCGGTTGAACAGATCCCGCCCGGTTGTCATAATTTCCTTCCAGAATTTTGGTCAGGTTGGCCGGTTTCAATATCCAGTCAAAGCCACAGCCGGTCCATCCGCCATTCCGGCCGGTCAGGAAATCGGAGGATTCCACTTTTCGGAACAGCGCCTCGAACCCTCCCGCCCCCTCTATGCGTTTAGACGCTCCACGGATCGCCTTTTTCCGCTGGTCTGTTATATCCCGGACTTTCGGAAGGGATTGGCATGTGCTATTGAAGGTTTTTGCAATGGATTTGTAATCCAGGGGGACGGGCGCGTCGTCGGAAGACGACATAATATCTAACCTGTCCTTACCTAACTCTAACCTATCCTTACCTAACCTATCCTGGGTATCCAATCTGTATCCATCCTGTATACACGTATCTTCCAACATGGAATACGCCTTGTTTTCTTCGGTTATGAGGTGCCGTTTTTCTTCTTTGTATACGGTCTCTTTGTACCGGTCACACTGGATGTAGTTGTGGATTTTCCAATGCTTTATCACCACCACTCCGCTTTCAAACGGGATGATGAATTTCTTGAGGATCAGCAGCCTCAAATCGTCCTCTCCGCTGCCAATCATCCGCATAATTCGCTTGGGGTTATTGATAAAGCCATCATCATCCGCCCGCATAGCCAAATGGAAATACAGCATTTGTGCCGTTGCTGGCATTTCAAGAAAAGCATCGCTGTCGATGATGGTTTTTGCAAACATTCTCCGTTCTGCCATATATTCCTCCGAAATCATAGGTTTGTGGGACTGTGCGGGACACCGTGGGACAAT